ACCGAAACGGCGTTGTCCTGCAACAGTTCGTTGCTGACGCGGGTGGCTGCCGCCAGCTTCTTTGCCACCAGCTGCACCATCGTGGCAGTGGGGTCGCTGGTCGTGATCGTGGTGTTCTCCCCGATCCAATAGCCCGTAACTCCGGTCAGGCGTCGAGGCACCAGCAGGGTGTCAGACGACATCGTGATGTTCTGGGCGATGCCCGACGAGATGCCGTACTGCTCGACAAGCCGGATGAGCGTGTTGGAAAACTCCTCGGGCACGAGCACGCCGCCGAGGCTGTTGACCTGGCCGCCCATGTCGCGGGTTTCAATGCCCTGATCTTGGCACCACCGACGTGCTTCGGCGTCGTGGCCGATGTACGCCTTGAGCCACTGGCCCGAGACGAACGCATCACGCTCGTTGGTGAACGCACGCAGGCGGCCACGGAAACCGATGGAACGGATATCGGTCTTCGCCGGGGCAGCGGCTTCGACGGCCGGGGCCGCACGGTGCAGCACCTTGGCGAGCTCGGCCTTGCGGGCCTCGCGGGCCTCCTCGTCGGCAATCGCCTTCTTGATCCGCTCGGCCTTGGCCAGAAGGTCGTCGTACTGCGACTGCCGCGCCTCGACATCGGCAACTGCGGAACGACCGGCGGGCGTGCCATCGGTGTTCTCGCCGGCCTCTTCGGCAACGCCAGCCTCGTCAAGCATGCCGAGCTCGGCAAGCGTGGAGGCGAGTTCGTCGAGCAGTTCCTTGACCTTGCTGGCGGCCATGTTCGTGGCTCCTTGTGTGCGGTAGGTGAGTGACCTATCCGCACGCTATGAGCCAACGCCCATTCCCTTGCAGAACGATGGGCGATGTAATTACCTAACTAGGTAATGAACGCCGCCGAATGTCGCACGCATTCACCACGTGCTTGGCCGTGCGCTTGCAGCACGGGCAGCGTAAATAACGGGTGCAAACGCCGCCCCGTTCCACCGATGCGTACACGCCAAGCCGAGCGGCCCGGCAGTGATGGCACACGTCACCCGATTTTGTGGCCATGCTGTCGAAGAAACCTGCGGATAGATTTTTCTACCTTGGCGTTTCGCTTGAGCGTCGGCAGCACCAGGGCAGGCTTGTCAGTTTGCAGGAACCGCTCAAGGGACCGCCTGGCCACGGTTACGTTGGTGTCAGCATAAGCGGGCGTCAAAACCGGCCCGAGTTCGTAGACGTTTTCGACGGCACGAACGAATCGCAGCGGGTTGCCTGATTCGTCCTTGCTCCACTCGTCGCCGTCACGGGCAATCGTGAACGCAAACGACGAACCGTACACGTCGCCACGGCGGATGAGCTCCACGATGTCCGCACGGGTGGCCGGCGGATTCACTTCGTAGGCCAGCCCTTCGTCGGTTGAGAAAACACGCAGCGTGCCGGCCCGTTCCGAGCCCAGCGGCATGTCCATGTTGTGATTCCACGCCGACACGATGTTGCGGCCTTCACGCTTCATCACGGCATCAAATGCACCGGGCAGGATCTCTTCGGTGAAGCCGCCCAGGTCAACGCTGCGGGTCTTGTACTTGGCAGCCATGCCGCGAATCAGCGTGGCGCCATCATCTCGCGTCTCGACGTTCAGCGGAAGCGGCAGGCTACGGCGTTCCAGTTCCATGGCTATTTCTTCTTTCGTGGTGCTCGAGGTTTGCGGGCTGAGCGCACGGGCGGCGTCTCGGCCAGCAGCTGGTCGGTGTACGACTGCGGTGCGGTGTCTGCCGCCGGCACGGGTTCGCCAGCGTTGCCGGTCGCCTCGGCAGCAATGCCTTGCATCGTAGTGAGGTTCATTTGCATGTACCGCTGGTCGCCCTCGGGGCCAATCGGGTTCATGTTCAGCACCTCGCGGCACTCGTTCACCGAGTAGATTCCGGTGGCCAGCATGGTTTGCAGCCACGAGCCCTGTGCGGCCAGATCGCCCCGCAACAGCCCACGGGTGTCAAACTCCGCAAAGTACGTGTCATCGTCTGCAACAAGGTCGCGGGTGATGGCCGACTCCCAACGCCGGAACCACGGCAACAGCGTCTGCTGCACCAGGTCAATGGCGGCCTGCTCTTGGCTGGCGTAGCCCACCTTCGTTTTGTCTTGCACGTACGAAGGATCGACGCGGTACGCCCGGCAGATCTCAATCACTTGATACTGGCGAGTCTCAAGGAATTGTGAGCTTTCATTCGTCGCCTGCACATCTTTCCAGTGAACGCCCTGGGGCAAGACGGCCGTTCTATGCGCCCGGTCTGGGCCACGGTGCATGCGTTCAAATTGCTCACGCAGCCGCTCGGCCGTTTCGGTTGTGATCGGGTTGTCCGACTCCATCAACCCCGACAGCCGGCAAGCGTTTCCGAAGTACGCGCCACCGTGAGTTTCCAGCGCCTGCGCCAAGGCAATTGCGTCCTTCGACAGCGTTACGGGCATCATGCCGTTCACGCCGTCGCTAGACAGCCACCGCAGGTGGAAAATCTGATCCTGCCGGTAACGAGTCTCTTGGCCGTTCTGCTCGCGGTAGTAGTAGCACAGGCTGCCGTCTTCCATCTGCACGCATTTCATGCGCGACGGATGCAGCGGCCACAGTTCGGAAACAGCGCCTTTCAGCCCGGCGCGGATTTCAGCAAAAGCGTTGCCGTAGGTCAGGCAATGGGCCGTCAGCATTTCCCGAAATTCAAAGCTTGTCTGCCAACCGTTCGGCTGCTGATTCAGGATTTTGTACAGCGGCAGTTCACGCGCCCGATCCTTGCCGCCCTGCGGCAGACGCCGGTAGATGTGCAACGGAATGGCGGCAACGTTCTCGGCAATCAGCCGCACGCACGCCAGCACCGTACTGCACATCAACGCCGAATCTGGCGTGACGCGAACGCCGGCCGGGCCACGTGCGGGCGAATCGCTCCAGCTTTCGCCGCTGCCACGCAGGTCGATAATGCGGTACGACTTCTCAGGCGTTTCTGGCAGCGAAATCATATGGTCACGATGTCCCAGGATTGCTCTGGCTTCGGTGCCGTCGCCGTCTGCCACAGGCCGACAGCCTCAACGAGTGCCACCATGCCGTCGATGCGTTCGGTGCTTTTGCTCTTGCTCAGTTTGATGTCGCCAGCGTGATTCATCTCTATGGCGACGTTGTTGGCCATCCATGCCAGCAGCGGATGATTGCCGTGCCGCAACCGTCCCGAAAGTACAGCCGTCTCCAAGAACTTCGCAGGGCTCGACATTGAGCCAAAGCCCTGCCTAAACGCTACGATCTCGTAGCCATCCCCTTGCAGTTGCTGCGATATGTGCTGTGCGTTCCACGGGTCAATTCCCATCTGCCGGATCACGAAACGCTTGCTGATTTCGTTGATGTCACGCCGCACCGTGTCGTAGTCCGTGGCGTTGCCGTCCGTGAGCCGCAAGAACGGCCCGTACTCTGTGCGTTCCTTGGCCCAATCCAGATAGGGAACCTTGTCCCGGTGGGCTCGAGCTTGAGCGTTCTCGGCGGCAGCCCAGAAGAACGGCAGCACGTCAAAGGTGCCATCGGCATCGGGGAACAGATACACGGCGCACGTCAGATCCGTGGTGCTTGAGAGATCCAAGCCAACGTACGCCTGGCGGCCGTCGAGCGGACGCAGCGGGCCACCGCATGCCGCCCACTTGTCTGGCAGAATCCACCGCACGTCAGAGCTTGTGGCGATGTCCAACCGATACCGCAGAAACGAGTTCAATTTGCTGGGGCTGTTCTTGGCTTCTAAGGCATCGGCGGCGAATGATTCCAGCGTGATCGTGTGCCCGAGAGACGGGTTTGCCTTGCGCCACGTGGCTTCTGCAAACGGATCGTCAGCCTCTTCAGCCTTGTAGACGCACCCGAAGAAAGACGGGTCCAGATTCGGGTCGGCCTTGCACCGCTCGGCGTACGTTCGCTGCTCCCACCACAACGCCTTGCGGTCAAGCTCGCCCGCAGTCGTGATCGACAACAGCAGCGGCTGCCGACGAGCGGCACCGCCGTACCGCAGGGCGTCCCACAGCCGGCGGTCACGCTGAGCGTGCAGTTCATCAAAGAGCAGGGCGTGAATGTTCAGCCCCTCGGCACGGAACGCATCGGCCGAGAGCACCCGATAAAACGAGTTGCTGGCTCGGTGAATGATCGTCTTGCGACTATCCACCACCTCGAGCACCCTGGACAGGGCAGGGGACGCACGCACCATCGCAGCGGCTTCGCGGTAGATGATGCCTGCCTGCTCGCGGTCGCATGCCGCACCGTACACCTCGGCCCCCGGCTCCTCGTCGGCCAGGAGCATGTAGAGGGCGATGCCAGCCAGCAGCGTTGACTTGCCGTTCTTCTTCGGAACCTCGATGTACGCCACCCGATGCTGCCGCGTGCCGTCCGGTTTCAGCACTCCGAACAACTCACGAAACACCCTGTGCTGCCACGGCAGCAGCGTGAAGTGCTCGCCGGCGTGCTGGCCTTTGGAGTGACGCAGCACGCCCTCAAAGAAACGCACCACCCGGCGGTACTTGGCTTCGCCTTCCGGCGTGAGCTCACGCACCTTCGGCGGCGAAGAACGCTTCAAGGTCGTCTTTCGGGGCTTCGGCTTTCGTCCCAAGTCGCACCCTGCTGCTGGGCGTCAATCCAAACTCGCCCATCAAGTTGGCCTGCAACACAACAAGCCCGCGATATAAACTGCCGGCCGGGTTCGGTTTCACGCCGCCGAGGTCGGTCTTGATCGTCGGCCCGCCGGCTCGCAATTCCAGCAGGCACGCCTGCGCGGCTGCGTACACCTCGCACAGCGTGGCCAGCGCCTCGCCGTCTCCGGTGGTCAGCACTCCCATGGTGGAAAGGATGTCAACCAGTTCGATCCACTTGGCCACGGCCAACGGCTCAACCGCCAACCGCTCGGGCATCGGCGGCGCACCAGGCGGCGCGGACGGCTCGCGATTGGGCGTGCCTCGCTGGGTGCCTTCAAGAATCTTGATTGCCGTGGGCTTGGGTTTGCGTCCCATTAGAAATGTCCCTCAAAAACAGCGTCGGATTTCTGCGCCGCGCACGCGCGAGAGATCGGAAGAGC